CGGGTATGACCAAAGATCAGGTCGGCCTCGATCAGGTGCAAAACGTAGATCAAACCGATGCGGACAATCTGACGTCTGGTACGGTAGGCACAGCACGCTTAGGCAGCGGGACGGCCTCGTCTGCGCGGTATCTCCGCGGTGACCAGTCCTGGCAACTCTTGAATGCCACCGCCGCTGGGCTTGGAAACGTCACGAATAACGCCCAGGTCAAGGTCGCCGATTACACCCAAAAGAGCGCCATCCTCGTAGGCATATCCACGGGCGTTTTCACGGTCATGGCGGCTGGCAACGACGGCTTTATCCTGGCCTCCGACAGCACGCAAAGCACAGGCTATCGGTGGGTTATATCCCCGACCGCGTTCTCGGTGTACCCAGCCACCAACACCATCATTGCGCCCAAGGGCGTGCTGGCATCGACCGTAACGGCCACAGTATCGCTGACGACCGTGATACTGAACGTCTCCGGCTTGACCACGGCCACAACCATTTACGCCAACCAGGGTGTTTTCTCAGGGACGCTTTCGGCCTCAAATTTGTCGGGCACAAACTCGGGCGATGTCGTTATCGGTTCTCCGGCGAATGGCCTGAGCGTTGTCGGCCAGACGGTTTCGATATCGACCTCGGACGCATCCCACACGGGCGCCCTGACGTCAACCGATTGGTCGCGCTTCAATACCGCCACCACGGCCACAGATATTTACCCAGCCACCGGAACCATTGTGGCGTCGAAGGGAATACAAACCACGACGATGACGGCAACGGGACTCATCCAAGGAACCACGATCCAAATGCAGAACGGGTTCTTCTCGTCCACGATGTCGGCCAGCAATTTTTCGGGGACGCATTCGGGATCGTCCTCTGGAACGAACACGGGCGACCTGACGCTTGGCACGACCAACGGCCTGTCTTTAAGCGCCCAGATTCTTTCGATGGGCACAGCCAGCACCAGCTCCACTGGTTCTTTGACATCGACGGACTGGAACACCTTCAACAACAAAACATCGACCAGCGGGGCCACAATCACCAACCCCACCATCGTTGGCGGGACGGCATCCAATTTCACAATCACCAGCGGTACGGTGACGGTCAGCTCACTCACGGCAACGGCGGCGTCCATGACGAGTGGCGTGATTACGTCGGCCACGATCGGAACGCTGACCCCGACCACAATCAACGGAACGATCACAGACAATTCCACAACCACTTTGACAGGCAGCGTCTCGGGCGGGACGTACACGGGAACACGAACCGACAATTCGACCACGACGTATTCGGGTGGGAATTTCTACACGGGGCGCAGCACGTTCACGGGTATCGTGAGCCTGTCCTCCGTCACGTTTGCGTCGGCCACCGTCACGGGACAGGTTACCTGGCCTGACGGCTACACGCAAAAGAACCACACCTTCATCAACGTCCAAGACCCGCCTTACAACATGAACAACATCGACGCCTCGGATAACTCGACGGCGTGGGCGACGATGATTGCGACCTTGCAAGCCAGCTCGGTTCCCGTCACCGTTCTGTTGCCTGGTGGAACGATGAAATTTAACTCGCCCATCACCGTGCCCGTCGGACTCATCAGCGTATTCGGGCAGGGAACCACACTCGACTTTTCTGCGTTGACCGCCGGCACCACGTGCATGACCGTGACCGGCTTCAACGGCATCAGCTACGCCGGCAATCCGTATTTGAACGTCAATAAGTACCTGGCGAACTTCAACATTCTCGGACCAGGCGCGGCTGGCAATGTGAACGGAATGATTTACGTCGGGTACGGATCAAACATCGGGCCGTCGCACACGAAGACCTACAACATCGGAATTTATTTGGTGAACGAGGGCATCGTCTTGTCCGATCACTCGTACCTCAATGCTTTCTATGGCACGGAGGTTTTCGTCTCGAGTGTGGGATGGCACCAGCTCAACGCCACGGATTCGGGCGAGCGTGTTTACTTGAGCGGATGCGCTGCGTTTAATTCCAACAAAGGCATCTGGCAACAGAGTGGTATCGCAGATTTTTACGTCGACGGCATGAGCATCGACGGAATTTCCGACGCCTACATTCAGCTTGAGTCGGGAGATTTCCAAGGATCGAAGATGCACTTCGAGGGAAATTTCTCCCCCGATTATCCGAACGCGCGCATCCTCTACAATCCTGCGTCGGCCACCAGCTCCGTCTACGCCAGCATCACCGATTCATTTTTCACTCTCAAGAGTACGCGTGCTGTGGCCGCCATCGAGCTGGATCACATTGCGTACTTTGTCTTCGGAAACAATCACGTCACCGGCACGGGACTGGTTTCGCAACCAGTGATCCAAACGGGTTCCAGCTTCATCGGTACCGTGGACATGGTTCAAAATATCTGGACGGTGTCCGATGCGCATTTGAGCATCCTCGGAACCAACACCAGCTATTGGAGACAGGATCGCGGCGAGTCGCTTTTCACCAACCGCGATTTGCACGTGGACGGTGGGGCGACAATTTTCCCATCGACGATCACGTATGTGGCCAGCAAGATCACGGGCACCGCGACCAATTCATCGACGACCACATACAACGGCCAGAATATTTTTGGCGGTTCTCCGTCGGCCACTGTTCCGTTTGCGTTCTCGAACGGTTCAGTCAGCGCACCGGCGTTTAACTTCGGCGACACAGCGACAGGACTTTACCGCGTCACCACCAACCAAGTCGGCGTTTCACTGAATGGTGTCCTTGGCGCCAAATTCGTATCGGCTGGAACATCCGACGACACTGGCTACCAACCATTATTCCTGACATCAGGAAATGGTGGTCAGGCGATCTTCGACGTCTACACGACGACGGTCAGCACGTCCACCAAAAAAATCAGCAACGTAAGCGGCGGCGGTGAGCTGATGATCGTCTACGGTGAAAGCGGAAGCGATCGTTTCGCAGATTTGATTCTGGCTACGTTCGCATCCACCAGCCCATCGGTGATCCAAACGAAAACAGCGTTGGGCGCGCCGACTGCGCGAACCTATACGAGTGCTGGTAACGGACAGATCAGCCTTTCCATGGCGTCTGGAACGTACACCGTCCACGTCATAGGACTCGGCGCAAACTAAACAAGGGGATAGCTATGCCAAATTTACCGATCGAAGCGCAGTACACCACAGGCCGCACACTCCACGTCGTTCGCCACAACCCTGACGGGCGCGTGTGGAACGCCAACAGCGGAGCATGGGAGGCGTACAACAGTTCCAATTGGGCTGACTACGCAATCCCTATGACGGAGCAGGCGGGAAGCTGTTATTACCGAGCCGCGCAAACCATCCCAGATTTGGACGTAAATACCACGGATGCGCTTTACGAACGGATCTCTCCAACACCAACCCTGCCATCTTCTGCCGGAGGAGATATCCCCCTCGGTACGGGTCAGAGCCAAGGGGCGAACGTGGTTACTATTGCCGAAGAATTTGAAGCCGCCGAGAATTTGAGTTTGTCGGCTTTAACGATGGAGCAAGGCTCCGTGCAGGCCGGCGCCATCACCACGCAATCTTTCATAAGCGACTTGGGGTCTGGCGTTGTCGACGCATACCGCGGACGAGTGATCCTGTTTACCAATGGCACCCTGTTCCGGGCATCGGCCATCATCATCGCGTTTGATCCAGACACGAAGCTGTTAACATTCACGACGTTACCTGGCGTGCCGGCTCAGGACGACACGTTCATCGTGGTGTGATGTGCAGTTATCGATCACCCAATGCGCCACACACGGCACACCTGGGCGCCGTTATCCGCTTGACCCAGCCGTCTTTGGACTCGTCCATCGTGAATTTGAAGAGCGCACCGCCGACATTGTTTTCGCTGACCTTGCGGAAATGGCGCGCCAAAGGAGCCTCGGTATCGTGACACAGCTTGCGCAGGTTGATGACATCGGCGTCGTTCTACTGATCCAAATGCTGAAGCAATCCGACGGCACGCCCTTGGATATTTCGACGGCATCCGATCTGAAAATAATTTATAGCTGGCCGGACGGGACACGCTTCACGAAGGACGCGCTGATTTACACCGACGGCCTCGACGGAAAACTCTATTACATCACCGAAGATGGCGACCTCCCGCTGGCCGGTTTCTATTCGATCCAGGGCAAGGTCACGGTCGACTCCGGCGTTCTGTACGGAGAGGTGAACCAATTTAACGTTCTCGACAATGTCCTTCCCCCAACGGCGCCACCCTCACCGGACCCGAACGTGGGAACATTTACCAACGCGAGTCTGGTGGGTGGCGTCCTCACCATCACCCACAACAAAGGGTTGGATGCGCCATACACCATCGACATCGTCATATTCGATAACACGGGGCACGAAATTGTGCCCGACCAAATCACGGGCTTGGAAAATTCCGTGGAGATCAACCTCGCCACATTCGCGCCGCTCACGGGAACGTGGGGATACGCCTACACATGAAGCGAATCGCGCTTTTCGCATTTCTGATTTTTCCTGCGTGTCCACATGTTGTGTTGGCGGTCGATCAGGGTTACACTAATTTCAAATCGTCGGTGACGTTCACTGGCAACCAGATCCTGTTGTCGTCAAGCCCTGCTACGCTCTCAACGTCCGTAAATAATTATTTGGTGGGGTCGCGTCCCGTCATTCGATCATCGGCGACAACCGCTGTGGCCATCACTGGATTCACGGGAGGACGAGACGGCGTTCGCTTTACGATTGTGAATGTGTCCACGAACTCCATCACCTTCGTTCATCAAAGCGGATCCTCTTCAGCGGGAAATCGGATCGCAACAAACACCGGATCAAACGTTTCGCTCGTCGGCGGCGCAAGTGCGTCTTTCTGGTATGATTCAATCAGTGCCGTGTGGAGGATATTGCAATGAAAGAAGACTGGGAAAAGGCGATCGCTTTTGTTTTGAAAATGGAAGGTGGCTACACCAACGATCCCGTCGACAAGGGCGGCGAGACGAACTATGGAATCTCCAAGCGATCCTATCCAAACCTGGACATCAAAAATTTGACCGTTGAGGCCGCGCGCGAAATCTACCACAGCGATTTCTGGCTGGCCTGCTCATGCGATGATCTCCCCACTCCATTTGCCATCAGCGTATTTGACGCAGCGGTGAACCAGGGAACAACCCCGGCCAAGCGAATGCTACAGATGGCGCTGGGCGTTGAGGTGGACGGTGTCATCGGTCCTAAAACGCTGGCGGCCGCTGCGCAGGTGGACAGCTATCGCATCAAAAAGTATTTGGCCGAGCGCCTCGTTCGTTATCAGAACACCATCGTCAAAGACAACAGCCAGCAGAAATTCGCCATGGACTGGTTTTACCGTGTCATCTCTCTCGCCGAAATCGTCCTGGCACCGAAGGTGGCTCCGGTTGCATGAGCCTCTTTACTCTACCCTGGGGAAAGGCCAAGCAGGAACGCCTTGTCCTTGAAGCTCTGGCCGTACAGCTCCGAGATCCCAAATCGGAAGCCAGTCGGCGCGTTCACGAGAAAGCTTCCATCCTCGCAAATATCTGGGTGATGACCTGGCTTGATCGAAAGCGTATCCGTCATTGTTGGACGTGCCCCAGCACAGAACAGCTCCGCAGAGTCGGCGACAATTATTCCTGCGCAACCCACATCAACAACGCCCCGACGGTGGTGGCCAATGCCTGAAGAATCGAAAGCCGACATTGCCCAAGCTCAATCCCTCATACTTGCTTTGAACGACGCGCGCCAGAAGGAGATCGAGGCCGTGCGCTCGCGCATGGAATTATTTTTAACGGGACAGCTCGAGTTGAAGCACGACATGGAAGTCGTGGCCAAGGGTCAAGACAATTTGAAGGAACGTTTCGAGCAAGGCGTTTCCAAAACGCTCTCGGAGCTGAACAAGAAATTCGACACGTTCATGGTTGAGTGGGGGCGCAAGCTCGAACAGGATTCCATGCGAGACGAGCGCATCAAAGACACCAAAGAGAAAGCGGAGACCGCCGACAAAAAAGGCGACGCCGCAATTGAGGCCGCATCGTTTTACGGGAAATGGATATTGATTTCAGTGATCGCGGGTCTCGCGCTTGGAGGGCTCGCTCTCATCTTTCCGAGGATTCATGGATGACAACGCTGAAAGGCTCGAATAAAATAAGGCAACAGCATGGAACAACGATGGGTAATAACAGCTTTTCTGGATCTGTCAAACTTTCGCATCTGGACTTATCGTGCGTCGATTGCCACGGAGGTCAAGGGAAAGTTTCTCGACGATTTTTATCGGGTGTTGCAGTGCTACGTTCGCAGCCACGTCGGGCCGTGGATGAAATACGAGGGCGACGGAATTTTAGTGGCGCAGGAATTTTCGCCAGAGCAACGTCAACAGCCGAAGGGCATCCGAGATTTTATTTTGGGGTTGCGGTGCCTGACGCGCAAGGTGCAGACTGTTTTACGGAACGCAGAATCGTCGCCGGAGGGCGTGCGCATTCGGATCATGTGCGGGGACGTTTTCAAACACATGGTCATCGATCCAAACGACCCCGAGCGCACACGGTTGATACCAGAATATCTTGGGTATTGCACAAACACGGTGCGTGGGCTGCTGGGGGTTAATCCTGAAATACCCGCTTTGGCTACAGAGGACGTGGTCAAGAGCCTGGGGAAGACCCGATCAGTTTTTCGGGTGCGGCCGCATCGGAACCCCTCGTGCTACCCGAAAGGTGTCAATCGAGAAGATGTGGATCATCTGTCACGACTCAAATTTTAAACGCTTCACCAAACTAGGGGGTCTCATGAAAAAAATGTTACTTGCATCCTTGTTCTTGTTGCTCGCTCACAACGTCAAAGCCGCTGGACTCTGGGATCAGATTGAAGGCGCATTCGTTGGCAACGCAAAGCTCGCCACCGAATTCACCACGCGCGGAGAAAACGCCGTTCAGTACCTCGACAACTTTGTTGAGATCGGACACATCTACGGCGACCAACATGTGGCGGCGCTCGACTTGGGCGGCCAGGGCATCATCAATTCCGACACTGGAAAATTTGAAGGCGGTCAATTTACCACCGGTTTCAAATTCCATTTGTCGCCGTTCATCAAAAACACGATCAAGCTCCAACCGCAATATGCGTTCTTGAGCAACGTGGAGCTGGATGCGCGAGGCTCGTACAATTGGACCGAACACCATCCGCAGTACGGCTTGGTCGTCGCATACCCGTTTAAATAGGGGATTCCCCGATGGGACATTTTCTCGGCGACCTCATCATCTGTCCGCAGGACGACGGCGTCAATTGGAAGGTTTGCACGCCATTTGATTATGACATCGGCGAGGTGGGCGGTGAGAAGATCGAGGTGCCAGAGGGGTTCATGACCGACCTGGGGAGCGTGCCCCAGATGTTCTGGAACATCATCCCGCCGATCGGAAAGCCGCTCCGCGGATACGTTCTCCACGACTGGCTTTACTTTTCGCAGATTTACACCCGCGCCAAGAGCGACGGCGTTCTCCTTGAGGCCATGGGTGTTGCGGGGGTAAGCTTCATCAAACGATGGACGATCTATCTCGGCGTTCGTGCCGGCGGGTGGATCGCATGGAATCAGCACACGAAAGAAAACGCAAAAACCCAATCAGAAAAAGGAGCCTCAAATGGCGGACTCGTCTCCAACACAAGAACAACCACAGCCGACCCAACCGACACCAAGCCGAGCTGACTATCTTTGGTCAGTGGCAGGCAAGCGTATATCGTACATGGCCGTCAAAGGCGTCACTGCGATCGCTGGAAGCGCATTAGCAACCCACTTGGCGTATCAGTACGGATTCAATATAACTCTGCCGAAGCTTCAGGCAGGCGTTGGATTGGCGGTGCTGACGGCCATGGAATGGCTCCATGACTTCCTCAAGGTAAAAACCGGAAAGTCCTGGCTGTAAGATTCAAACCCATCGGAGGAGACCGTGGCAAACACATCACAAAAAGGCAACACCTACGAGCTGGAAGTTAAAAAGATTCTGGAATCGAAAGGGTGGTCTGTCTTCCGTCAACACCGGAAACAAATGTACATGAAAGGCAAAATGATCATGGTCGGTTGCGACGTCTTCGGTTCGGACATGATTTGCAAAAAACCCAATGAAAAAAACCTCTGGGTGCAGGTGACGACGCGCGCCCACAAGTCCGACAAAATAAAACAGCTCATGGTTCACCCGTGGAATTTTCTCCACGACACCGTTCAAATTTGGTTACGCACCGAAGGCAAAAGAGAGTTTGAGGTATTCGAGGCGCCGACCTTTTCTTCCGTCGGAACCGTACACGCGATTTAGGGGCGCAAGCTCCGAGCCCCTGGATAGCACGTCTTCGGTCTCCTCCGACCGTGCTTGAAGGGGGCGATTTTTTTGTGGAAACATCAGAAACGTTTTGGTACGTTGGTACCACTTAAATTCGATTGGGAGGAGACCCTATGGAAGAATCAAAGACCACACCCGCAGTAGATCAGCCGCACCCGCCTGAAGATATGAACCAAGACCAACCGCTCGTTGTCGACGGAGAAATTGTCGAGGGTGGAATTATCCGCTCCGATATCGAGGAAAAAGATTTCCTCATGTCCGTCGCCGAACACCTGGACAAGCGCGAGAAGGCGCTGAACATGATCCAGAACTTCATCATCAAACGCGCCTACCCAGGCGACTTCGTTTCCCACGACAGCGAAACCAAAGGCGAGGATCAACGCATGGCGAACATCACCAATGCCGGCGCCGACCGCATTGCCAAGGACGTGGGCATCCACGAAACCAACCGAACGACGCCAGAGAAATTCTGGCACGAGAAAAAACCTGGCCACTATTATTATCGGTGCGAGGGCGACTTCTCCATGAAAACGTTCAAGGGCGAAACCACCACCATTCACGCCTTCGGGATCGCGTCAACGCTGAACCCGTTCTACTCCAAGGACAAGGGCAAAGAAAAAGACCCCTCTGACATCCGCGAGGATTACATTCAGCGCGAGTGCATCCGCGACCTGCGAAAACAGGCCGTGCGCGAGCTGTTGGGTTTGCGCCGTATTCCCGTATCGAAGCTGAAGGAACTGGGGTTTGATATTTCCAAGATTCGGTACGTGAGCTTCGGTGCCAGCGAAGGCAGTCAGGCCGCCAAGAATCCAGGTGCCACCGCCGACAAGAGCGTGAAAGAAACCGCCGAGCTGACGTTCACGATCAAGGTGTTGAGCCCGCGCACCTATGGCGAAACCAACATCATCGACGTGATGACTGACAAAAACGAAAAGCTATCATGGTGGGGCAAGGCGTTTACATCCGACGAAGGCAAGCGTTTAGAGGACGCACGGAAATCGGAGAGCCTTGTGACGGTGAAGTATTCGACGAAGGGGCAGTACAAAAATATCGAGTCCATCGTCGACATCGTTTCTAAATAAAAAATCACCGGAGGAGACCGATGACCACACCAGAGAATCAAACCGACCAACCAGCCGGCCAAGCGCTCACCATTCCCAAGGTAGAAACGCTGAAAGCCGCGCTCGAACAACGACGTGAACAACGCCTCACCAAAAAGATCAATTCGTACCCGCGCAAAAACCTGATCCTATCCGACCTCGGCGACTGCGATCGGCAGATGGCCTATGGCGTGGCCGAGTGGAAACACAAGCCCCTGCCAAGCCCCGACCTGATTGCGCGCTTCGAGATCGGGAACCTGATGGAACGCGAGATGACCCGCGAGCTGTTGGAGATGGGGTTCGATTTCCAGGGCGGCCAGGACACCGTCACCGTCCACGGCAAAGGCGGCGTGATGCTGGCTACAGGGCGCATCGACGGTTTCATCAATTGGGAACGTGAGCGGATCCCCATCGAAATCAAATCGATGAACCCGAACATCTACGACCAAATCGAATCGATTGACGACTTCCAAAAAAAGCCGTGGCTCCGCAAATATACGCGCCAGCTCATGATGTACATGTTCGGCCACTCGAAAGAGTACGGTCTGTTCGGCGTCACCGATTGCCTGGGGCACTGGAAATGGTTCATTCTGTATTTGGACTTGGGCGAGTGCGAGCTGTTGCTTCAGCGCATGGAAAACACCAACGCCCACTTGGCCGCTGGCACACTCCCTGACCGCATCGAATACAAGCACGACATTTGCGGCCGCTGCGACTTCGCCGACATTTGCCTGCCGGACATCATGCGCGAACAGGCCTCCATCGTCACCGACGAGGAGACGCTTATACGCCTTGCGCGTCGTGACCAGAACGCCATCGCACGCAAGCAGTATGAGAACGACGACAAATGGCTGAAGGAACAATTCGAGAACGTGCCCAAGGCCGTCGCCGGCGAGTATTACATCACGGGCAAGCAGATGAGCCGTCGCAAATATGCGCAGGGACCGGAGCTGGAACCGACGGTGTATTGGAAGGTTGACATTCAAAAGCTGGGAGCGAAGTGAACCCGTTCATTTACCTGCTCGTCTGCACGGTGTACGCCGGTCCCGACCCTGGCATCATGCCTGGTTACGTGCCCACCTATCACGTCGTATACGCCACCACCATTCGAGAGATGAAGGAAACCCTCAAGAAAAACCCCAATTGTGAACTTTACAAAGCGCGCCGGATGGCCTACACCCTCCAAAGCAAGACCGTCACCAAAGAGGTGCAGGAAATAACCGACGTCGAAATTCAAGAAACTCAACCAGGAGGAGACCCCAAATGACAACAGAACTCGTAGCCGCAGAAGAAGCCGTTCAGAAAATCGAAGTGAATGCCAAGAACACCGTCGACGAATCGACGTCGCTTTCGCGCATTCTGAAATTCCCAGACCCAGGCCATTATGCCGAGGCCGACAATTGTTACAACGAGCTGCACCGGATTTGGAAGCAGGGCGAGGATCAACGCCTGTCCTTCACGGCGCCGCTGAATGAGGTGCTTCGCAAAATCAACCTCGTGTTCAAAACGAAACTGGATCCAATCGACACCGCCAAGCGCGCGCTGAAACGGGTGATGGACAATTACGCCACCGACGAGATGATGTGGAAACGGAAAGAGGACGCACGCATCGCCGCCGAGAAACGGAAGGCTGACGAGGAAGCTCTGGCGAAAGCCACGGCACTCGCAGACGCCGGAAAAGTGAAAGAGGCCGACCAAGTGGTCGCGCAAGCGATCGCGGAAAAACCAAAGGCCGCTGTGGGCGCCACCGATGAAGCACGCACCTTCACTAAGACCACGTGGATCGCTGTTGTCGACGACGTAAAAACGTTCCTGCACGCCTGCGCGGACAACCCGAACTATGTCGACTTCGTTACCGTAGAGCAAGGAGAGCTGAATCGATACGCCCAAAGCACCAAGGGAACAGTTAAGATCCCTGGAATCGAATTCAAAGAAGTCGCCTCCGTTGGCGCAAGGAGATAACATGGATTGGCATCAACCGCTTATTTGGCTGGGGATGGGGTTTTTTGGTGGACTCGGATTTTGCATTGCTGGCACACTTTACCGGCTGATCGTAAAAGGATAAATTCGCCGCATGGACACGTGCGGACCCAAAAAAACCGAAGACCTGCTTGCCGATCTGGAACGGTACAAAGTCGCCTATGAGCTGAGCCGCCAAGATTTATTTGAACGCGACCAACAGCTTCTGAAGGCCAGCGGTATGTACACGGCTGCGCGCCAGGTCGCCATCGAAATCAATTACAAGGCACTGGTACCAATCAACGTTGACGAAGCTATCCAAAAGAGGTTCGATATAAACGAAGTCGAGGCTAGACGCGTCGACATCACTTAAAAACAAATCAAGCAGTGGAGGAGACCACCAATGGTAAAAGGCAAACCCGCCGACCGTAACGTCCGCGTATTCAAAGAGAAGCAGTACCTCGAAGTCCGTCTTTCCGACGACGAAATAAAATCCGCATCCAAATCACTCGCCGAGGCCGTCCAACGCAAGGCCGAAATCAAAGATCAGCTCGCCACGTTCAAAGCCCAGAAGAAGGGCGAGACCACGATGTGCGACGCCGATATCAACAAGAACACCATCCTCGTCGGCTCCGGCAAAGAAATGCGCATGGTTGAGTGCGACGTCACGCTCGATTTCGACTCGGGCAAACGCTCCGTGGTGCGCACCGATAACGGAGTCATCGTCGAGGAACGACCGCTCACATCCGATGAGAAACAATTAGAGCTGAACGTATGAAGGCCACCAAGCGCCCCACCGTCAGCGAAACCATCAAAGACAATTTCACGAAGCTCGATCTTACTGTGGATCGGATGCGTCGATCGATCGAATCGCTCACCGAACGCATGGAAAGTAACGACCGGCTGCGAGAGCAATTAAATTCCCAAGCGCAGGTCATCGCTGGCCTCAATGCGAAATTGGAAACGCTTACGCCCATCGTTGAAGTCCTGTTGCACCAAGCCATCAAGCCAGGTTTCAAACACCGTTTGATTGGCGAGGGATTCCGTGAAGTTTTCCCACATCACAACCAGGACACGCAGCCATGGCGCCCACGTTGAAAAAACTTTCCGTCGTCAAAGATCCCGAAGCCCCTGTCGCTGTGGAAGTGATCGAACAGGCCATCGTGGATATTGCCGAGGGGATGCGCCGGATCAACAACACCCGCCTCACGCGCCGTGCCCTGGTTTATTTGATCCACATGCACTCGAAGGTGGGCATCGGTACGATTGAACTCGTGCTGAACAATCTCGACTCGCTCGAACAGAATTTCCTTAAGCGACGATGAACTTCGACGACATGAGAGCCGCCTCCGAGTACGAGATGGAGGAGTGGGTGTGTGCGTAACAAACTCACGGTCGGATCTTGCTTCAGCGGGATCGGAGGGCTTGAGCTTGGCCTGGAATTTACTGGCGGATTTGAAACCAAATGGCAAATTGAATTTGACCCTTATGCGTCGCGAGTCCTCAAAAAACACTGGCCAACCGTCACCCGATATTCCGACATCAGAGACGTTGTTCGACCTGAACGAGTCGATGTTATCTGCGGAGGATTCCCCTGCCAGGATGTCAGTTTGGCTGGTGCCAGAGCCGGACTCGACGGAAAGCGATCGACTCTTTGGGGTGAAATGTTTCGACTCGTTTGCGAAACTCGCCCCCGATGGGTCTTGGCTGAAAACGTCCCAGGGTTATTGTCAAGCGATGCTGGACGGTTCTTTGGAAATATCCTCCGAGACCTGGCCTCAGCGGGGTACGATGCGGAATGGGGAGTGCTTTCTGCTGCCGGAGTGGGCGCCCCGCACCTCCGACGCCGAGTCTTCATTCTGGGCCACACCCAACACCCTGGACGGGATAGCTCCCAAAACGGACAAGGCCATCGAGAAGGAACGGACGGTGACCAGGAAGGGGCGCAAGCACTTCGCCAACCTTCGGGATCAGGTCGTCCGCGGGAAGGAGATGTGGCGAACGCCCGACGCCAACATGGAACGGGGACCACGATCCAAAGCCAACCTGGAAAGCCGAATCCGCAGGGGGATGCCCCTGAACCTCAACGACCAGCTAAACGCACGCCAGAAGGGGTTGTTGCCAACGCCAAGGGCATCCGAACACAAGGGAGGCTACGGAAGCAAGTCAGGGGCGCCGTCGCTGGGCGCCATGGCGACGCACAACCTGTGGCCGACCCCCAGATCAACACGGGGCGGGTCAGCAACCGAAACGGTGAAGATGATGTTCCCCACACCAAAGGCAAAGCAAAGGGGCGATTGCCCATCGGAGCGTCGAAGGAAATCACCAAGTCTGGAATCGGTGGCGAAGTTTTCGACCCCACAGGCCAGGGACTTTCGGACGGGACAGCAGGCGAGGTTCGAGGATCCAGATCGCTCGCAGAACTTGAACGACCAGATTGGTGGGCAATTGAACCCGACGTGGGTCGAGTGGCTAATGGGGTTCCCTCTCGGGTGGACCGTCTTAAGTGCCTCGGAAACGCCGTCGTCCCGCAAGTCGCGAAAGAAATCGGCCTCATGATTTTAAACTCGGAGAACCACATTGAAAATTAGAACCATCCCCATTTCCAAAATAAAACCCGCCAAGTACAACCCCCGGAAAGACCTGCAACCAGGCGACGCCGAATACGAGAAGATCAAACGATCGATCGAGGAGTTTGGGCTGGTCGACCCGTTGGTGTGGAACGAACACAACGGCGTCCTGGTAGGCGGCCACCAGCGTTTGAAGGTCATCAAGGACATGGGGTGGAAGGAAGTCCAGGTGTCTGCGGTGTCCATCAAGGATCCAAAGCGCGAGAAGATTTTGAACATTGCCTTGAACCGCGTGCAGGGCGATTGGGAAGAGGAGGCGCTGGGCGAGCTGATCCATTCGCTGTCGCTTTCGGTGACGTCGGAGGAGCTGGCCTTAACCGGTTTCTCGGAAACGGAGCTGTCCCAGATCATCGACGAAGCGGCCTCCACGTTGGACGACAAGCTCGATGAGGTGCCAGACCGTCCCAAGAAGCCCATAACGAAGCTGGGCGACGTATGGCGCATCGGAGACCACCTTCTGGTATGCGGAGACATTAACAACGCCACCCACCGCTCCAAGCTAATGGGCGACGCCCACGCTGACCTGGTTTTTACCGACCCACCCTACAACGTGGATTACGAAGGGTACACCGACAAGAAGCTCAAGATTAAAAACGACAAAATGGACGTCGAGGAATTCACGGAGTTCCTAAACCAAATTTTCAGCTCCTATCGTGACGTCATGAAAGACGGCGCCAGTCTGTACGTGTGCCACCCCAGCTCCTTCCAGCGCGAGTTTCAAAACGCCATGGAGGCCGCTGGATTTGCGATCCGCTGCCAAATCATCTGGGCCAAGAACACATTCGCTTGGGGGTTCGGTCGGTACAAATTCCAGCACGAGCCGATCTTCTATGCGTCGGTCAAAGGCCAGAGCGACCAATGGTATGGCGACAAGAGCCAGTCCACTCTATGGGAAGAGAAGAAGCCGGCGGCCAACAGCCTCCACCCGACGATGAAACCTGTGGATCTTGTGGTGCGCGCCATCAAGAACAGCTCCAAAGCTGGCGACTTGGTCGTCGATCTATTTGGTGGCTCTGGCACGACGATGGTGGCGGCCGAAACGCTCAAGCGCAAGGCGTGTCTCATGGAACTCGACCCTGGGTACTGCGACGTCATCATTGAGCGCATGAAAAATAATTTCCAATTGGTTGCAACCAAAGGGTGACTTTGGTATAAAACAATCCGCTACGATAGATGCCAAATCAGATTTCGCCTCGCAAGGGGCAAAAAATCCGATTCCCGGTCTATCGTAGCGATAAACCATCAGGGGTCGGATTTTTTTTGTTTTAGGTCAAAGGCCGGAGTACGGATCCCTGGACTAAAGTAGGGTGACGATCCGAAAAGTACGCGCTGAAGGAAACGGCCTGCGACCCATTTTTGGAGGAGACCAATTAAGTGACGCGGATAAATTCTGATTCTGGTTTGTTGACCAACCCGAAGTTTTTTGACTTCCTAACCACCCTCAAAGTTATCCGTCCGATTGGTTTTTATCACCTCCACCTGCTCTGGTATTGGTGTGCTGAAAGATTCCCATCTGGTGTACTCAGGGACGTAAGCGATGCCTCGTTGGCTCACGCGTTGGATTGGCGGGGAGACCCAAAGGCGATCGTATTAGCTCTGGAGAAAGCCGGATTCTGCAAGAGGATTGAAGGGAATCTTGTTGTGCATGACTGGAATGAATGGATGTCTGACCCCGTGCGGCTGAAAATCAAGCGCAGAGCCGACGAACGTCCGACAATCGTCCGACAAACGTCGGGCTCCGAGCAATCAGTTACTTCTGTTGTTGTGTTGTTGTTTCCTGTCTCTGGAGAAACCAAGACCTGGGAACTACGAGAAGAGATGCTGTTAAAATTCAAAGAGTTATATCCAGGTTTAGATGCTCTCGCTGAATGCAAAAAGGCACTTTTCTGGATCGAAAATAATCCGACTCGCAAGAAGACCGCTCGCGGAATGCCGAAGTTTTTGGCATCGTGGCTTGAGCGTCAGCAGAATCGGGGAGGAGGTTTCAATGGGCGAAATGAAAACGGCAGCGCACGGAATGGTGATCATCCTGGACAGCCTTCCGCAAAGCGATACGTGCCTGGGAAATATTCAGACGTCTCCTGAGTACAAATGCTCGGATTGCCGGATTGTGCTTGAGGGCACCCGTGTTGAGCGCGCGGAGTTTCAAGGCAAGGTGTACCAAGAGGCCGGCTGGATGTTCAATGAACGTTGTGAACCTTGTGAACTTAAACGGCGCCCCGCTCCGCTAATCGTGTTTGATCCGTTGCGCAACGAGGCCGTTCTGGTTGAGAAGCTCACAAAAATATTCGGCGGTGAGCGTCCAGCGCGCGAGTACCGGCTGGACAATTTCAAAGCCGACGACCAAAACCGAGAGGCGTGGGAATTGGCCGATTGCTTCACCGGCAAAGAGGATGTGTATCTCTGGGGCCCGTGTGGCGTTGGAAAGACGCACCTGGCCTCAGCCATGGTTCGCGCCGCCGTTGGGTTTGGGAAGACCGCCATCGCCATGAAACCGTCCCAGCTTTCGCGGTACCTGCGCGTGAAAGAGGCGACCGTTCAGGACGCGCGGTTGAAGGAGCTGGCGACCGCGGATGTGCTGTTGATTGACGAGCTGGGCATTGGGCGCGAGACGGAATTTGCCCTGCAAGTACTGCAGGAGGTTTTGGATATGCGCGCCGACAATTACCGTAAGGGGCTGATTATCACGTCGAACTATTCGCTCGCAGATTTCGCGCTGAAAATCGCCGAGGACGCCATACCCAGCCGGCTCCGTAAGATGTGCCGTATCGTTAAGATATCCGGCCAAGACCGAAGGTTAGCGTAAACACGCCTCGAATGTGGTTGTAAACGAATGCAGATAAACTTGCTTTGTGGTACCACACAGGCTAACCTTATAGTGTAGGAAAGAGACGCATTCCAAGGAGGAGACCATGGAAAAGATAAACCTAGCCGCTGAGTACAAAGCCCAAATCCGACGCCTGCAAATCGAACGCGACCTATACCGAGAACGAGCCATCGACGAGGTCGCCGACCACCACAAAAACGCAACCCGCCTCACCGCCACCTTCGACGTAGACCAAGAAGTTATGCGCCACCTCACGGGGGTTTCTATATGAGCCAGGGAATCCCATTTGATATCGAAAAAGAAGAAGAGATTCGCCCCGTTCGCAAAATCGCCGAACACCTGACCGACGCCCAATTCCACATGGTCAACGTGAAAGGCCTGACTGACTTCGAGCGCAGCGAATTTGTACGCCTCTGCAACGACGCCTGGAATGTGATCAATGGGCGAAAGGTATGAACTATCTGCAAGCCCTGGACGTTGCGCCACACCCATTCTTACTTCAGAGCTGGATGGCCTTGGCCTGGTACCAAGCCTTCGGCAAAGACCGCGAGGAGGTTTTCCTATGAACGTTTTCAACAACGACGACCATTCATTATCGATCGAAACCGCATTACACCGCAACGGCATTCTCATTGAACGCGCACGTCGGCAAGGCCGGACGTTGACCGCCGAGGAACACTCGATTATCCTGGCTGGTCGCGCAGTCGCTGTAGCTGCCAAACTCAGTCGCACCTTCGTACAGGGCGCCGAGATGGACGGCGAGCGCGATTGGGAGATGGTTATGGATCCAATCAGGGTCAAGGTTCAATTCGCTTATTACACCGATCCCTACGAGGAAATTCCCGCCACCGCCTCGTACTTCATTACCTCAAGCAATCACCCAGCGTTGCCCTATCACGGCAACGTGGGAGCCGATCAGCTCACCGCACAGAACATAAAGATTCCCAAAACCCCGACCTACGAACAGTGGGTCAAGGATGGACGTGTATGCTTCGGCGGGTAATCGCGATCGCGTTGTTGCTGGCGGTTGCGGCGCCGGCGTTCGCCATCGATTTGGTGGCGGTGTTCATCGACCCCAATGCGGAACAGCTCCACGTCGTGCCGGAGGACGGCCAGGAGGTGCGCCTGAACGCCATGATCGTAAACCAAAAAGTGGAGGGCGGTTACCTCATCGGCGTCAACCCGCACCTTATGAGCAACACGCATCTGGTTGGAGCCACAGCGTTTTTGAAGACGAAAGTCGAATACGATCAATCAACTGATCTTAGCCGACGCCGCGCCAAGTGGGTGGCCAAGAGCGGGTTTTACACGTTCACCAACGTCATGGGATTTAAGCGGACGGTTTACGCATTCGAGGAGGTCGCTGAATAATGCACCAGGAAATAATCGTAAACGGCCTGCGGTACATGGCGCCCGATAAAGTGGATCCCAACAAGCCCTCAAACTGGAAAGGGTTCGGCGGCCGCCGGTGGACGGTGCGTTACCACGACCACAAGATTTTGCGAACCGACGACCTGATGTGGGATTACAGTTTTAAAAACGGAAGCAAGAAAGACACCGCCGTGATTCTCGAAGGCTGGACGGCCACGGAACACGATCCCATCTGCGGGTGGATGCAGGCCGGCGAGTACCAAGTGTTCGGTCCGCTGTCGTTGCAGGCGCAAAAAATAAGGAGAGTCTATGTTCTTGAAGTTTGATGACATCGTCGTAAACCTCGACCGCATTATGTGGTGCAAAAAAAGCGAAGCACATAAAATTGCAGACAGCTCGCCCCAGGAGCCGTGTACGGAAATTCTTTTTGATGGAGAGACGGTGCTAACGATTCCAATTCCGTTGAGCGATATTGAACGCATTCTCACGCACCGCAACATGCTGAAGTCCATGGACAAAATCCTCTGATGTTCTGGATCGGGGCCGCCGTTCTTTGTGGCGGGATTATTTTTGTGGTGGTCAAAGCCTATCTGGGAATCGTGCATCGCTGGGAAGAGGACGACGGGGATTTGTGAACGAGCCATGTCCGTATTGTGGAGGCCAGGTTGTTCTGACGGATTCGGCGGTTGTGTACCACGGGCGCAGCTACGGTCCCGCATGGGTGTGTTCGCAGTACCCGAAATGCGACGCATACGTTGGATGCCATCCGAACACCACGAGGCCGTTGGGGCGATTGGCGAACGGCGAATTGCGCAAAGCAAAATCGCAGGTGCATCAGAAATTTGATCGGCTTTGGCGAATGAAGATTGCGCGAGAAGGTTGTTCAAAGCGCAGGGCACGTGGCGCCGGGTATGCGTGGCTGGCCAGGCAATTGAACATCGACGTTAAGAAATGCCACATCGGAATGTTCGACGTCGAGACCTGTAAAAGAGCAGTGGAAATTTTAAGCAACATTGGAAAACGCACGGAGGAGACCTGTGAGTCAGAAGCTGTTCACGCATCAACGATTTGAAGGCAAGCTCGGAACCGATCCGAAGTCGGGTTGCACCGTTTGGCTGGGCGCCAAGAAGGAAGATGGGAGCGGCCTGTTCGTGGTCAATACCTGGAAGCCGCGCCGATGCACGTCTCCGCAACGGTACGCCTTCTCGTTCTACGTTGGACCGATACCGCCGAACTGCTACATCAAATCCAAGTGCGGGAATCCATTGTGCGTGACGCCGACGCACCTTCGCGCGCGAACACGCCGAGAGGCGATCCAGGAATCGATCAAGGCTGGGCGTTGGACGCAAGGGAACCTCCACAATCTCCCGCCCGTTGCCTCCGGCGAAAAGAATCCGCACGCCCATTACTCGGACGAGTTTGTGCGCAAGCTACGCGAGGAGCGCGCCCGGGGCACCAAGCTCGCAGTGCTGGCCAGTCGGCACAAACTGCCGATGTCGACCACAGGGTTTCTCTGCTCGAAAAGGAAGGGTGTGTGACCAAGCGATTCGACGGTGCCACATACGACCCGCAGTTTGACGACGAGCGTCTTGAGAAACAAATGGGGCGCGTGTACGCACTCATGATCGATGGCCAGTGGAGAACGCTTCAGGAAATTTCCTATAAGACCACCGACCCCGAATCATCGATCTCCGCACAGCTCCGGCATTTGAGAAAGCCACGGTTCGGAAGTTATACTGTCAACCGCCGGCACCGCGGAGAGCGTTCGCAGGGATTGTACGAGTATCAATTGCAGTCGCCAAAAAAAGACGGGGAGCTATTTTGACCACCAGCATTCACATGAGATTGGATATTCGTGGTGCCCTTCTTAATTGGGAAAATCGAATGTTTGAAAATATGTTTACCACAGATAGCGGCGAAAAAATGTCGTGGAGAGAGGCCAAGCTGACGTTGATGGAGGAGTTAGCTAAGGGGCACAATTATATTCCGTATGGAACGTGCCCAACATTTGATCCCATCGAAAAAGGTTGTCCAGGTCATCCACAGGAGAAATTAAAATAAATGTGCAGGATGTGCGAGCAGGCGATCAGCGAAGGCATTCATCACATGGATTGTGGGTGCGCCTGCCATTGGACGGATTGAAAATTTTGGATGGGGTTCGCTGCCATGTCCTTGACGTCGGTCCGGCGACGTTAAATAGGCCGGACGCTTTCGCACGGTAGAGCAGCGGCAGCTCGTCCCGCTCATAACGGGAAGGTCGTGGGTTCGAGTCCCACCCGTGCTACTTTTTAAAATGGAGGAGACCATGATCAGCGTTTCGATTCTTATAAACGGCCAGCCGATTTATACCAGGAGCGCTGTCAACGTTACCCATCCAGAAATGGCCGACGGAAAATCCGCTGTCTACGAATGCGACGAAGGCACAGTCATCGAACACGATATTGAAGACGGAGCTGTGGTGTTGGCGAAAAAATTGTTGGACACAATCAAAGAGGTCAAATGAATCGAGCATGGAATTGCCAAAACCCGAATCAGGGAAAATACAAACGCGTGCTGTGCGTTTGCTCGGCGGGACTTCTGCGCTCACCGACGGTGGCGTGGGTGCTGTCGAACCATCCATGGAATTACAACACGCGCGCTGTTGGCCTCGACGTTGGCCACGCGCTGATTCCGATCGATGACGTTCTATTGGAATGGACTGACGTCGTCGTGTGCATGGACGAGTACCAACAGAAACTTCTGCAGGGGCGCACAAAGAAACCCGTCCACAACCTGCGCATCGGCGATAATTTTGAATACCGCGACAAAGGTCTGGTTGAAATTATTCGGATGCGTCTTGCTGAAATGGAAAAAACCTTTGACCAAATCGGCGGGGAGGTGACATAATGTCCGGCGATGATCAGCTCAATAATTTTCTACTCCGAGGTCGGAATGCTCAGCGTGCTGTTGATAGTGTTATCGCGGCGCATAATTCGGCGCGCAAAAGAGAAAAGAGAAAACAGGGTTCTCGGCCTGATCGGCCTTTGAAAAAGCGCAAGCTCAAAAACGGTCTCGACGTTCACTGGCGAACGGACGCGGACGGTTACGAATCCATGATGCGCCAGATATTCGATGAGAACAAAGGCCGCCTGATCGATATCAGCGAGGCCGAACGGAAACGCTGGTTTAAGCGGGGGTGGCAAGATCGACTCGAAGAACGAAGACGCAACCACAGGTTCGCCGGACTCGCCGACGCCATCTTCATTCACCCATCCCTTAAAAAGTAGCAACAAGGCGTTGGTCGCCATCAACAATTCCCAGGTGCTGGTTGAGACCTGCCGGAATTCCTGCAAGCCCTCCGAGCTGTACGTTTTGATCCACGACGCCTCCTCCGACACCCACACCCCGGCCATGGTCTGCATCGGCTGCGCTTTCTGCGGCCGCAAGATACACCGCGCCAAGATCGAGTCGGCGCTCGACGCCTGGGCCGCACACAACAAGAAACAGACCTAGTCATTTCGGCGGGGGCGAGGTAGAATCCAGGGATGAGGAGACCCCTTCTTTATTTGATCCCAATTTTGTTGGTGGTACGAGTGGCGGCCGCCTCCGATATTTTTCAGCGCACCCGCCCCGATTGGCCGAGCCAGTACCCGATCTCCGGCGCCGTCCAAGTCTCAAACTTTCCCAGCACGCAACCCGTCACCGTAACGAACCTCCCCGCGGTCCAGCCCGTGAGCGGAACCGTGGCCATTTCCAACCAGCTCCAAGTCCAAATCTCAACGGTCGGCGTCAACAACCCAGGCCTCTCTTTTTTCAGCAACGTTTCACTCTCCACAACGCCTGTACAAATAAAGGCATCCTCCTGTGATATTTGGGCTTTTTACGTGTACAACAACGCCACCGCCGGAAACGAGAGATCCGTGAAAATGTATAATCGTCTTTCCCCTCCAGTACTCGGAACCACACCTGCAGATTTAACCTTCACCGTTGGAGGCAGATCAGGACTGCCAATGAACCTGCCAGAACACTTCACTTTCCAAAACGGCCTTTGGATCATCGCCACAACCGCATCCGGTACATCAGGCATCACCGCCCCTTTAGCAGGAGAGGTCTCCGTAAACTTTTTTTACAAATGAAATATTCCAAAGAGACAGTCGATAAGGTTTGCAAATACGTCGCCCTCGGACTCACCAACGAGAAGGCTGCTCGTTGTGCGGGTATTAGCGAGGCCACCTATTACGTCTGGCTGAAGGAGAAACCAGAGTTTTTAGAGTCCCTAAAAAAGGCCAAGGACGAAGGCGAGGCCGCGAACCTTGCTATTATCCACCGCGCCAAGAACAAAACTTGGCAGGCCGCCGCCTGGTTGCTCGAACGCCAGAACCCCGAACTATATGCCTTACGACAGCGCCTTGAACACACGGGTGCTGGGGGCGCGCCCATTCCAATCGCCGGCGCCTTTGCTGATCTCTCCAAAATGAGTTTCAAGGACATCGAGAAATTAGGCGACAAAATCGATGCTTACCTCCGCCCATCGCAATCCAAAGACGACGATAACTGACCGCGAGCATGCGCACATCAGTGCGCTTGATATCCAGCTCAGGGTCATTCGCGCAAAGGAATATGCGAAGCAAAAAAACATTCTGGCCTGGGGCAGGGTCGTATTTCCCCACAAGTTTTATCTCCCGTTCTGTTATGAGCTGCACGACTATTTAATCTCCATCCGTGGTGTGCCTCGCTCGGCCACCGAAGCCCCACGTAACCACGCCAAGACCCAGATCGAATGTTTCTTGATCGAAATATTCCAAGCGCTCGAGGAGCCGGACACCTTCAAACACTATTTGAACGTGCAGGCCACCAAAGAAAAGGCGCTCGCCATCAACACAGGTATCCGTAGCGAGATCGAAAACAACGAGGTGATCCGCGCAATCTATGGCGACCAAGTGGGAAAGGAAAAATGGACGGACGGGCAATTCGTACTTGAGAACGGCGTCATCTTCACGGCCATCAGTGCCGGCCAGAGCATCCGCGGTATCAACCACAACGGCGTGCGCCCCGACTATATTGTGGTCGACGACTTGTACGACGAAGAGGACATCGAGAACCCAGAAAAAACGGAAAAGAAAAACAGGTGGTGGTGGGGTTCGCTTTATCCAGCGCGCGCCAAGTCGCGTCGGTGTTCGATCCATTTGATCGGTACCGCCATCAACAAAGAGGACTTGCTCGAACAGCTCAAAACAAAAAAACGTTGGAAGTGTCGCTCCTTCCAAGCAATCAAGGACTTCGATAAAAAGATTGTGTTGTGGCCGGAGCTGAACACCTTCGAGAGTTTGATGGACGACAAGATCGACATGGGTTCGATTATCTTCTCACGCGAAATGCAGAACGAACGCCGTGACGACGCCTCCTCGGTCATTAAACGCAAGTACCTGGAAAATTGGGAGTTTGATCCGATCGAACTCATCAAAGAAATAAAAGGCGGGACAGGACGCATCCTCTTGGGTACAATAGTCGGCAACGATCCTTCGATTGGAAAAGACCAAGAGGCAGACGACACGGCCACGTGCGTTGTCGTGAAAACTGGTTGGAAGGACGGCGAAGGAACGGAGTGGTGGATCTTTTCAATCGAGATGAAACCATTATCCCTCGAGGAGCGCGTGCAGCAATTGATCGGTGTCAACAAAGCTCAACCCAAAGAATTTCCTCTCACGGACGTTCGCATTGAAGCGATCGCCGGCTTTGACGATTACGCCAGCACCGTTGTCCGGCGCACCAATCTTCCCGTCACCCGCATTAGCCACGTGACTGATAAAATTACTAATCTGATAAACAAGTCCAAGTACTTTGAGAATGGAAAAGTGCATCTCAATAAAAATATCGAGCAGGCTGACAAGGATAAATTGATCGACCAACTGACCAGAAATTATCCAAAACACGATGACGGGCGGGATGCCGTGTTCCTAACACTCGACGATGAAACTGGAATCTGGGGGTTCGTATAAAATGAAATCATCCACCAAACGTATCGCCGCGCTCAAGAACCAAAACGAAAAGCTGAAGGTCATGCTCAACGGTTTGAAAGCGTCCGAGTCCACAAGCCTGCAAAACTCTCTCTCCGCGCTGGTTCAAGGCGCATCCGTTTTTTCTCAGTCGAACCTCACCTCGTTTAACCCGATCATCAACAACAACATTTACGCACCGATCACGCTGAACTGGAACATCCTGATGTATATGTACAAGACCCACGGCGTGATCCAAACGGCGATCGATATGCCGGTGTTGGATTCTCTGCGTGGTGGTTTGGAGATCACGTCGGACGAGCTTTCCACCGATGAGGTGGAGGAGCTGGAAGACGACATGGAAGAGGACGGCACCCTCGAATCGTTGGTCGAGGCCACGACGTGGAAACGTTTGTTCGGTGGCGCAGCTCTCATCGTGAACACCGACTCCGATCCATCGACGCCGCTTGACTACGACAATCTCGGCGCCATCAAGAAGGTGGAATTTTACGCAGCCAATCGCTGGGAGCTGATGAGCGTTTGGAAACCGAACGACCTGCAGACGCAACTCACGCCGTGGTTGTGGGCGGCCGCCAAGAACAGCGAGTACGTTTATTTTTACGGTCAGAAACTTCACAAGAGCCGTGTGTTGGTCATGAGCGGTAAAGCGGCGCCGTACATCATCCGCTGGCAATTGCAGGGTTGGGGTATGTCCGAGATCGAACGCATGGTCGAGGACTTCAACATCTACATCAAAAGCAAAAACGTTTTGTACGACCTCCTGAACGAAGCGAAGACGGACATTTACAAATTTAAAGGTTTCAACAACCAGCTCATCACACAAGGCGGGACCGAGAAAGCGCTCACGCGCATGGCGCTGATCAACCAGGCCAAGAATTCCAACAACGCCATCGGCATCGATCTTGAGGACGAGTACGACCAGAAACAAATTGCGTTCTCTGGTTTGGCTGAGGTGATGAAAGAAAACCGAATCGGTATTGCGTCGGCGTTGCGGATGCCGTTGACCAAGCTCTTCGGAATTTCATCGGCCGGTTTTAACTCGGGCGAAGACGACATCGAAAACTATAACGCCATGGTGGAGTCGGAGGTGCGCCAGCCCATGCGCCCCGTGCTTCGCAAAATTCTTAAACTCAAGATGGCCGCCAAGTTTGGTTTCGAGCCGAAGTTTAAATTTGGATTCAACCCGCTCCGCGTGATGTCGTCGGTGGATGAAGAAACGGTTAAGACGTCGAAACAGAATCGTTACCTCGCGGACTACGACCGCGGACTCATCAGCTCCAAGGAGTACGGTGACGTCATGCAGAAAGAAGAACTGATCCCGATCGCAACAGATGCAGCCAAGGGATTGTTGGACGATCACCCGCAACCAGCAGCGCACGGATTTGAAGGCGACGGGGGACGTGGCGAAGGCGACCCAAACGCGCCCGAGAAAAAAGACAAAGAGAAAAAACCGGAGGAGACCGACAATGAGTGAAGACAACGATCAAGCACAAGCTAAAGAACAATCTCAAGAACAACAGGCACCGTCGCCCGTTATCGAAATAAAGATTCGCTGGAACATGCAGACCGGCGAAACGGAATTTGAAGGGCCGATGGGCAACAAGACCATTTGCTACGGGATGCTTGAGGTGGCCAAGAAGATGGTGGACACTCACGTGAACGCCAACGCCCAAAAGGCGGCGCAGGGAATCATCCAGCGCATCATCGGCGCCAACAACGGGCATCGCGGTTTCCGACCGCCCAGATAAACCCATGCTCAACCTCGCTCACTACGAGGAGATGGAGCGCCAGGTGATGGCCATATTTCGCCAGGTGTTGTTCGAGCCGATCGCAGACGTTATCCGCGAGACGCATCCCGCCATGTCCAACAAACAAATCTTCAACGCCGCCAAGGACGACTTGGTGGAGGCATTGCGCCGTGGCGATATCCAATACCACGACGGAATGTTTGTGGGAAAGTTTCGTGCGCGAACGAGCAAGGCTCTGCGTGATCTGGGTGCCACGTTCGATGAGCGATCGAAAGCGTTTAAGCTCTCGCCGGCGAAGGTTCCACCAGACGTGAAATCGGCGGCCGCCGGATACACCATGAAAGCGCAGGCCACGAACAAGGCCATCACGCGCAAGCTCGACGACGTTCAGCAAAACCTAAACACCATCCTGCAACGAAGTAAGGTCAGAGCCAAACCTTTGGTGGATCGTGTTGTGGCCGACTTCCATGACGTTGCGCGCAAGATCGAAATACCGGCGCAACTCTCGCCCACCACCAAAGACACGCTCGCCGACGATTACTCCAACAACATGGAATTGTGGATCCAGAAATGGTGCGAGGAAGAAATCACGGAGCTGCGTGGCAAGGTCGAGGACAATGCCTTGGAAGGATATCGGTTCGACAATCTCATCGCAGGGATTCAGAATCGTTACTCGGTGTCGCAGAGCAAAGCAAAATTTCTCGCACGCCAAGAGACGTCGCTGTTCGTTTCCAAATATCGGGAAGCGCGTTTCAAAGAAGGCGGCGTCACACGGTACCGCTGGCACACCTCACACGACGAGCGCGTGCGTCCGGCGCCGTGGGTCAAAGGAAAGGCGCGATTGGACAACCACCGGATCTTGGATGGGAAGATTTTTTATTACGACGACCCTCCCGTGGTCGATATGGGAACAGGCCGGCGCGCCAACCCAGGACAGGATTTTAACTGCCGTTGCGTCGATGAACCCATCTTAGAACCCGTTCACACAACAACCTAAAAAAAGATTTTTGTTGCACAACGCATGTTTTGGGTGTTATTCTCTCTTCACACGTATGCGAGAGAACCAGCTAACACTTCTAAACGAAGGCCGGAACAAATACGGCACAGCTATTTCCAACGACCGCCCACCCACTCCCGAAGAATTGATGACCTACCATGCAAAGCACCACACCGGACCGTTTCTCGCTTGCCCCGTTTGTGGAGAGATCGCAGCTGGCGAACGCGAGATGACCAACGCCACAAACTATTACGCTGAGTGCGGACATTGCGGAACTCAAACCGAACACGATTTTAAAACCCGCCGATGCTTAACTTGTGGCGCCAAAAATGACCAAGTAGAAAACGACGAAGGACAATCGAAACTCCTCCACGAATGGGTGGACGGCAAATGCAAAACCTGCGGAATCACCAAAACAGAAAACTGCGGCAAGATGTGCAACATGACTGAACTCGCCGCCTTCCCAGCCCCCGGAATGAAAAACTCCATTTTAAATAGTGTCGGCGAAGGGCGCCGGCGGTACGGTAATCGAACACGCTAATGCCTGACGTTATGGAACGTCGAAACGCAGTCTCAAGCTGGCCAGCGCAATTCAAATGTAAATTTATCGTCCCTGGTTTGGTCGCCTATGACGACTACGGAACGGTTCTCGTTCGCAAAGAGGCGCTGGACGCAATGGCGCAAACGTTTGTGGGCAAGCCCGTCATCAACGTGGTTCACAAAGATGTGGCGCCGGACATTTATGAAAACGCGGACGCCGATGGCATCGTCACCAGAGTATGGTACGATCCCGCAGATGGATGGTACTGGTGCGAATTCATTGTGTGGGACGAAGCAACCCAATTTAATTGTCGCAGCAACGCCTATTCAGTCTCGTGCGCTTACGATGTCAGCAATTTCAAGACTGAGGATGGTTCGTACAACAACGTGCCGTATTCTCAAGAAGTACTTAGCGGAAGCTACACGCATCTCGCAATCGTTGCCAACCCTCGGTATGAGGACGCTCGGATCGTGGTGCTCAACTCAAAGGGAGGATCTGATATGAAATTAAAGTTTTGGGAAAAGAACAAAACCGAATTGAAGAATGTTGGCATCGACACGTTGGTGGACGTTGACGGCAAAGCCGTTTCCATCAAGGCCATGGTAGAAGCGCACAACGCCAAGAGCGTCGCCACCATTGGTGATGACACGACCATCGAAATCGATGGGAAAGAAATCAAACTTTCAGAGCTTAAGAATTCGTACCGCGAGTCCATCAAGAACGCAGACGACGAGGACGAAGAGAAAAAGAAAAAAGAGAAGGCCGAGAACGATAAGGAAGAGGAAGAGAAAAAGAAAAAGGCCGAGGACATGAAAAACGCGGAGGACGAAGAAAAAAAGAAAAAGGACAAAGAAGCCGAAGACCTCAAAAATGCCGAGGAAGAGAAAAAGAAAAAAGAGAAAGACGAGATGGAAAATTCCAAAGGCAGCAAACATTTCAACGACCTCAAAAAGGCCGCGGAACTCCGTGGGGAACCACAAGAGATTAAAGTTACATCCCAGCGCGAGCGTGTCGAAGCTGGACGTCAAAAATACGGGACAACCCGCTAACCGCGGATCCTAAAAGCGAGGAAAACAAAATGGCAAATCTTAATCTAAATCAGTTTCAGCAAGTAGCCGTTCGCGGTCAGTCGGATCTGCAGATTCAAAAGAGCGGTGTCATCACCGGACAGATCAGCACGAACCAAGCCACGTCTCTTAACCCCGGCGATTTCGTCAAACTCGACTCAGCCAACACCGGCCCCGTTCCCCAATTCGTGGCGGCCGCTGTCGGCGACACCGGACTCGGTTGCATCGTGTTCGATGTGAAAAAATCCAGCTTTGATGCTGGCGATTTCTGCGAAGTGGCATTCCTTGGTGGTCCGGTTCTGTGGCTTGTTGCCGGCGCGACGGTTGCCCCAGGTGTCGCTGTTGAAGACAACGGCAGCGATCAAGTCATAACCAAATCGGCCAACGCCCAGAAGGGCATCGCTTTGGATCCAGGTACAACCGGCAATTTGATGCGCGTCATCATCACCTCGCCGATCGTCGCCTAACCTCTAAAGGAGAAATGAATACCATGAAATCAAAAACACTTCAGCGCGGAGTCGAACTCCGCAACAACAACATTCCCTGGAATCCGTCGATGGGAATGCAATTGGTGAACTCCAATGGAGACGTGGACACGACCTCACTTGGTTACCAATACACAATCCAAACGACCACGCAGATCCGTGCGCAGGTCTTGAAGCAGAAGTTTTATGAAGTACCGTTCGCGGATTACGTGCCCGTGGTTCCTGGTACCGGAGCCTGGATGGAAGACATCAAAACGAACCGAGTGTTTGAACTCTCCGGTCCGTTTGAAACCGGCGTAATCAACACCGCCTCCGGCCCGTCGCAGATTTCGACGGTTGATGTGGCCACCGCGCCAGTCTCGGCGAAGATCGCCACCTGGGCGAAGGGCTATCAGTACACCATCCCCGAAGTGCAGAAAGCGCTCGCCGCCAGCAATTGGGACGTGGTGTCCAGCAAAATGGAAACCCTCAAGAAACAATGGGACTTGGGTATCCAGAAAGTCAGCTTCTTGGGATTCGCTCCTGACCTGACCAACATGCCGGGGTTGCTCACGAACCCGCAGGTGAACTCGAACACCTCCGTCATCACCGCCAACATCAGCTCGTTGTCCGCATCCGCATTCGCCACCTTGGTTTCGACCATCTTGGCCGCTTACTTTGCGAACTCGAACAACACCGTGTTGCCCGACACCTTTGAAATCCCGATGAGTGACTGGCTGGGAATGGTGACACCGATTGCGTCAGGTTTCCCTGTGGTCAGCCAAATCGACTACTTGCTCGACGCCTTCAAGAAAGCCACCCAGAACCCGAACTTCAAGATTTATGGGTTGGCCTATGGTGACGCTGCGCAGAACGCTGGCTACGTCAGCTCTGTTGGAAAATATCGTTACTGCTTGTACCGCAACGATCCCGACACCATCAAAATGGACTTGCCCGTTGACTTCGTGTTGACGCCGGCTGGTACCGCGAACAACTTCCAATTCCAGGGTGTGGGAGCTGGACAATTCACGGGCGCGATTGCATATCGTCCCGCCGAAGTCCTGTATTTCGACCACAGCTAACTTTAAAAAAACACCGGAGGAGATCTCATGACCGATAAAGCGTCTGACAAAAAGGACGAGAAACTCGTCGCCGTATTCAACAAAGGGCAGCGTTCCTACGACACATCTGTGGGAAAATTGCACCCGAAGCAATCCGTCGAAGTGCCGGAATCCGAAGCCAAACAGCTCATGGATTACTTCGACATCGTTGACCTGAAAGCCGTGGCTCCAAAGGCCAGCCAACAGCTCAATGACCTCAAAGCCGAGAACAAAGCTTTGAAGGAAGAACTCGCCGCCGCTAAAAAAGAACTTGCCGAATCCGACAAGGACGCTGGAAAGGGCGGTAGCAAAGGCCACAAATAAATGACTTTCCCTGCCAACGTTGCCGATTTTAAATCGGAGTTTGACAGGGATTTCATCTACGGTACGGGTCTCAGTACCGTTCGTGACGTTGACATAACTCGAGCGATGGTACAGGGCAACTCCCTGTTCAACGGAAACTTGTGGTCAAGCGATGATGAGACGAAACTCGCCTTCCTATTGGTGAGCGCTCATTGCCTGGTTTTGAATATCCAGATGGCCGGCGGCTTGCAATCGAAGCCGACCGGCCAGGGGATAAACAACAAGGGCGGTGGCATCCAATCGTCTAAGTCCGTTGGCCAGGTTTCCGTCAATTACGCCATCCCCCAATCCGTCGTCGAAAGCCCTGTGCTGAACCAATTCATGCGCACCGACTACGGACAACGCTATCTCCAAATGGCCGCACCCCGCCTGGTGGGCAATATGGTTCTCCTCCCAGGACTCACGGATACAGGGGAGGCGGCCAGCTTTGTCCAGTAAAAAGCTCTCCATCAATTCCAATTTCAAAGGTCTGAACGACTTCGTGAAAGCCTTCTCCGACAAGAACGTCGTGCAGGTGGGCATCATGGGGCGTAAGGCAATGCGCACCTATTCATCTAAAACGTCTCGGTCTAAAACTTTACACGCTGGAGGAAATTATCTCAGCAACGCTGAGCTTGGTGCCATCCACGAATTTGGATCCCACTCCAAGAACATTCCAATGCGTTCTTTCCTTCGCGCACCGATTCACCACGAAGCAGAGCGCATTGTAAAAGACGTGAAGGCCGCGGATGTGGATGTTGAGATCGTCAAAAGTAAAAATTTGAGACCTGTGCTTCTCAAGATCGGAATTGCGTGCGTGGCCGCCATCACTCGAGCGTTTTCCACACGTGGCTTCGGAACGTGGAAGGCGGACCGACCCTCTACCATTCGTCGCAAGGGTTCGGACTCTCCTTTGATTGATACCGGTGCCTTGCGGCGTTCGATCGATTACCGCGTCACCAAGGCGACGGCGTCGTGAGCTTCCCATCGGTAGCCGAGGCCATGTGGGATTGGGGAACCGCTGTCACATTTCGCGTAGTGAACAAGGCCATCGTCGATTTCGAGGTGGAAGAGGACAAGGTGCTGGATACGAGCTTTCAGGGCGTGCTGGAACCGATACCGCCCACAAAACTTTTGGTGAAGCCAGAAGGCGACCGACAATGGAAATGGTACAACCTCTGGACAACGCAGCCTCTTGAATTGAACGCGATCCTCATGGATGCTGACGAGAAGACGTACCGCGTCATGCGCAAGTCCGACTGGAATGGCGCTGGCTATTACGAATACGAACTGACGCAGGGAGTGCCCAATGAGTGAACAGCGTGAGGTGATCAAGGTACTCGGAGACATTCTGAAAAATCAGATGAAGCTCCGCGACGACCAAATCATGCTTGCGTACTCGGGGTTTGAAATTCCACCCGTGGCCGATCTGTACATTGCGCTCTCCGTCGTCAGCGGCAAGGCCATCGGCAACGTCAGCACATTTGACTCAGACACGAACATCGAAACGATCTCAACAACGATGCATGAGCTTATCCAAATTGACATAATGAGTTTCGATTCGTCGGCGCGTTTACGGAAGGAAGAAGTGATCGCGTGCATTGCGTCGGTGTACTGCGAACAGCAACAGGAAAAATATAATTTTCAGCTCGGTCGCATCCCAGGTGATTTTGTGAACACCGCGAGTTTGGAAGAGACGAAGATTTTAAATCGATTCACGATCACAGTGGCGGCAACGTCCCTTTCGATAATAGAAAGGTTCCCCACTTACTTTGATCAATTCCGAAATGTGGAGGAACACGTTAATGTCTAATCAACTCGATCTAACAAACGTAATCAACATTACGATCATCGGGACACCGGCCAATCTTGGTTTGCCCAACATCAACACCTGCGCGCTTATCTCCCAAGAGGTACCACTCGATTGGGATGAGAACGAAGCGTTCAGGATTTACACGAACTCGACAGACGTTGCCACCGACTTCGGAAGCGGATCAAACGCGTTCGCCATCGCTGCGGCCTTTTTTGCGCAGCAACCGAATCCGTTGTCGACAGGCGGTTACCTGACGATCATCCCGCGCCTGCAAACGCCGAGCCTTGAAACAATCGAAGCGTGCATTGTGCGAACCATCAACTTGGTTTATTATTTCGGCGTCATCGTCGACGAAGAAATCGACGGAACGACATTCGCCACGTTGACCACGTACATCCAAACGCTCGACAAACTTTTCTTCTATGCGTCGTCCCTGCAATCGTCCTATGCGCCTGGTGGCCTCTTGGATCTCCTGCGCACGACGGGCAAGACGCACACGCGCGGTCTCTATTACAACGACAGCGTTCCCCTGGACACCCAGGCCATGGCAGCGGCCTACGCGGGTCGCGCACTCTCGACGGACTTCTCGGGATCGAACACAACTCAGACCATGCACTTGAAAGTGCTGGCCACCATCGAACCGGATCCAACGATCGACCAGACCCAGCTCAATGCGGCCGTCACGGCTGGCGTCGACACCTACGTGAACATCGCTGGCGTGCCTTCGCTTTTCACGAGCGGAGCCAATACGTTCTACGACGAAATTTACAACGAGCTGGCTCTCAAATTCGCTCTGCAGGTTGCCGGCTTCAATTACCTGCGCAGCACCAGCACCAAGATTCCACAGACGGAACCTGGAATGGAAGGACTCAAAAACGTGTACCGAAAGGTTTGCGATCAATTTGTATCGAACGGATTCATCGGTGCTGGACTCTGGACATCTTCACTCGTGTTCGGTGACCCGGCGTCGCTCATTCGATCCGTCGCTGGCATCGGGTATTACGTTTACTCCAAGCCAATATCGCAACAATCTCAAGCGGACCGAGAAGCACGCGTGGCTCCTCTCGTTCAAATAGCAGTCAAGGCACAGGGCGCGATCCAAAAATCAAACGTGATCGTGAACGTCAATCTCTAGGAGGAATAAATTATGCCAGCGGTTTCTTTAACAGGTGCGGACACAATTCAAATCGACAGCAGGGTCTTAAACGACCTCGCAGACCAGGATGCGGTCAAGCTCACATTCCCCAACGACATCGCAGCGGTCAAAGCCTCCAAGAACGGAAACACCATCTATGCGTTCAATGAGACCGGTCGTCTCGTTGAGGTTGAAGTGCGGGTGTTGCTTGGCAGCGCCGACGACAAATATCTGAACTCACGCCTCCAAGAAATGAAGAACGACTTCTCGGGATTTATCCTGCTGACGTGTTCGTTCTCGAAGCGCGTTGGTGACGGCGCCGGCAATATGTCGACGGTCGTTTACCAGGGCACGGGCGGCGTGTTTAAAAAACAAGTCGAGGCAAAGACCAGCACCGAAGGCGACACCGAGCAATCGGTGGCCGTGTACATGATGAACTTCGGCAATAGCGGTAAATCGATCCAATAGTTTTTTGTAGACGGAGGAGGAGACAATGCCAGACCAGGACTTTGATTTAGGGAGCGGCGCGAAGCTTCACGTGACCGTCGCTGATTTTCAGGACGCAAAAGCGTTGACCAAGGCGATCATCAAATCGACAGCGGGTGTGAAACTTGCCGACGATATCATGAGCATGGACGTGACGGTGTTGAAGGATGTGCTTGTGAACGCCGCCACATCAGATGAGGTGGATCGGTTGCTCATGCGGTGTATGGAGCGCGCGACCTACGACGGCACCAAGATAACGCCGGCGTTGTTCGATGATACAAAAATAGGTGAGGCGCTTCGCGGCGACTACGTTTCGATCTGCGGACACATCATCGCTGTGAACTGTCAGCCTTTTTTCGTCCAAGCCCTTTCCACGTTGAAAACTTATCTCGCGAAAAAACAAAACTCCCCAAAGTAAAAATCGATGCGGAGATGGACGAGGCTTTGGTGGTGGCGGTTAGACTTGCGCGAGGGCAGTATGGAGGGGGCGACCCAGAAACAATTTTGAAGATGAGAGCTGACCACGTGATCGCAATCATCCATTACGAAAATTTCTGCGCAGAGTACGAGAGAACCTACGCTGAAATTAACAGGGAGGATCGTTAGTGAATATTGGTGAGCTTTTCATTTCGATCGGAGTCAATGCCGACAATAAGACTCTCAATGATTTCATCGGCGACCTGGGACAGCTAAAGCTTGCATCCCTTTCCAACATCGCATCGATTGCTGGAATGACCGCAGAGCTGATCAAGCTCGGAACCGAGGCCACCAACATTGCGATCGGGTTCCAGATGTTCACCAATCAAACCGGCCTCTCCTCCCAAGAACTCCAACGCTGGCAGCTTGTCGCCCAACAGGCCAATGTATCAGCCGAGGCCGTGGCGGGATCCGTCAGCGCTCTCCAACGTAACCTCGCCGAGATAAAACTCGGTCGCGGAAACATTTCACCATTCCAAATGCTGGGGATTTCCCCGCGGGGAAACGCCTTTGACGTGCTGACACAATTGCGTGGGAAGATGGGCAAGTACGACGCCGCCACCATGACCAACCTCGCGGCGCAGATGGGCATCACGCCGGACATGATCAACCTCCTGCGGTTATCGAACGACGAATTCGCCAAGCTCGCCAAGACCACGCGCGGCCTCACCACCGAGCAACAGACCCAATTTTTGAAAACGAAGCAGTCCCTGGTCAGCATGGGACTCGAGTTTAAATACTTCGGCATCGACGTCGCCTACCATTTCCTCACCGCCATGGAAGGCATCATCAACAGCTTCCGTCAGCTCCACTTCTGGTGGCCTGGGATCATTGCGGCCGTCGTGGCCTTGGGTGTGGCGTTTGCACCGATCGCCACCGCTGCGCTTGCGCTCTTGGCCGTGTTTGAAGACCTGGCCGTGTACGCTCGTGGCGGGAACTCCGTTTTTGGTTTGCTGGAAAAGAAGTACATCGCCCCAGGTGCAAATAAGGCGGGAAGTTTTCTTGAAGACCACCTCCCCAAATGGCTGACGGACTTCCTCGTCAACACGGGCAGCGCCATGGCTGGCGTGCCAGCTCCTGCAGGGGGACCAAAGAACGTCACCAACAACATCAACGTCAACGTGCATGGGAACGGGCCGCCAGAGGCCATAGCAGACGCCACAGCAAAGCGTCTGGCCGCCGTTCAGAACCAGCTCGACAACCAGGGGCATTAGAATGGCCTTAACCCAATTACCCAAATCAGGAACACAGACCGGATTCGACCCGCGCGCCTACGTTGACGGTCTGGCCAACAAATTCATCGTCAAACCCAAGACGGTCACGGGCATCGGCGGGTTTGTTTTCGATTACGAAGGTGAGACCAACGTCAGCATCCAAGCCGACATCACCGACCACTATTTGGAAACCAACGAGCCGGTTCAAGACCACATCGCCATCCACCCGATCAAGATGACGCTCCGCGGTTACGTGGCGGAGCTGGTTCAGCTCAAGCCAACCGGCCTCTTGGGCGCCTTGGAGCAGATCCAAAACCGCCTGACCACGGTGCCAGCGTATCTGGGCAAGTATACTCCTGGCGCCATCTCAACGATCCAGAAGGCCATTTCCAAGACCCAGAACACGGTCAACACCATCGACCAATCGCTGGCGCGCATCAAGAATATCGTGGGACTGTTCAGCAAATCGGTTCAGGGTCGCACCAACCAGGAGCGCGCCTACAACAAGCTCCAAAGCCTTATGGTGACCCGCCAGCTCATGTTCGTGGAGACGCCTTACGGGACGTTCAACAACATGGCCATCGAGAGCCTGGTGCTGGTTCAAGACGACACCACCAAGATGTGGAGCGACATCACCGTCACGATGAAACGCATGAATTTCGTGGATATTCAGACCTCGACCTTGGACTTCCGCTCTGGCCGGAACGGACCGCAAAGCCAGGGCACTGTCAACCAGGGCGCCACCAGTGGGACGCCTGTCGATTCCAGCGTCCTGTTTAAAGGGCTGAACGCCCTCAAAGGAGCCAGCTAATGCGCTCGGTCGACAACCTCACCAGCAACGCCAACCAGCTCATCAATTTCGTTCTGGACGACAACACGACGGTCGTTTTGAACCTCATTTACTTCGCCGCCACCCAGCGGTGGATGGTGAATGTTCTACGTGGAACATTTGTGGTGAACGGCATCAGCGTTTGCAATTACCCCAATATCCTGCGGGAATGGAGAAACCTCATCCCCTTCGGTTTGGCCTGCCAGACCGTGGATGGTGGCGACCCCGTCAATATCGACGACTTCACGAACGGGCGTGCTGTCCTATACGTCCTGAGCGCTGCCGACGTGGCGCTGTTTGAGCAGACGGTCTTTGGGGCGGGGGTGCCAGCCACATGAAGTTTCAGCGAACCTATCGGCTGAATATCCAGGCCAGCGGTGCCAATAGCTCCTTTGCGGTCGTGGGCGGTTCCCTGGTGCCTGTGCGTGGCCAGGGCGTGGCCAGCGTGGCGCCGGAGGCCATCAACGTCGTTGACCCCATCACCTTGTACATGAGCATCAAACGCTCGACCCTGGCCGATGCCAACCGCGCCTCGTTTCGGATCATGAACCTAAGCGAGGACTCTCGCCGCAAGATTTTCCACGACTGGTTCGACACCGCCACGTACCGCCAGATCACGTTGTCGGCAGGGTATGTGGGCGACCCCAAGCTCCCCACCATTTTCCAGGGCAATATCCAATTCGCGCAATCGTATCGCGCCAAGCAGGATTGGGTGACCGAAATCGACGCCTTCGATGGCATCTACGGGATCATGAACGGCCAGGTCTCGTCCTCCATCCCCAAAGGGTATCGCACGCAGAGCGCAATCGAGCTGGCCATCGGAACCATGCCACGTGTGAAGCTGGGTGCCGTGGGCGACATATCCGTTGAGGCCAACCGCAATTCGCGCGGCCTCACGATCATGGGAAACTCCTGGGACATCATCACGAACTCGCTGGCACCGAATGAGAACGCTTTCATTGACAACGAGACCGTGTATGTGCTGGGCAAGAACGAATATATTTTGACGGACACCGACCCCTTCATCATTTCACCGTCGACGGGACTCTTGGACACACCGCGCAAAGGACAAAGCACGCTCGAGCTGAAAATGTTGTTTGAGCCGCGCATATTCGTCGGCCAGTACGTTCAGGTTCTAAGCTCGATCCCGTTTTATAACGGAACGTATGTGGTGCAGGGCGTTGAACACACGGGCGTGATATCGGGCGCAATCGGTGGCGAGCTGGTGACCAAGGTAACGGTGTTCGCCGGAGAAGAACAATTTCGAGGCGTCGTCAGACGTTCCTCATTTGCGAGTGCGGCATGACCCTACAGAATAAATCACTCATGCCACCTGAGCTGTTCGATGTGATCCAAACATTGAAGCTCGATATTTTCCGAACCATGAACTGCGTGAAGATTGGGCGCATCCAGTCCTACGACAGCGCAACCGCAACGGCCACCATCCAGATTCTTTTCAAACGCGTTTTACCGTCGGGCGTTGTGACGTCGTACCCGCTCCTCATCGATTGCCCTGTGTTCACGTTGCAGGGTGGTGGCGCCGCAATCCAAATGCCGATCGCAGCAGGCGACCAGTGCATTATTTTATTTGCCGATCGCAACATAGACGCCTGGTTTAAAAACGGCGACGAGGCCGCACCGATCGACGCGCGCTCACACGATATCTCCGACGGCATTGCGCTCGTCGGTATCAATGCGCTCACCAGCAGTTTGACGCCAGCACCGTCGGACACTTTTGTTTTCACCTACGCTGGCGCGTCTTTGAATTTTGAAGGCGGCAACGTTTCGCTGAAATCCGACGGCGGTGCCGAGATAGATTTGGAAGCGGAAATCATCACAATAAAAAACGACACCACGACTCTGCTGACCGTCATAAATGGTTTGATTAGTTTGATCGAGACGATTCAGGTTGTGGGGCCGATCTCCTTGACGCCAGCGTCCATCGCTGCGCTCGAGGCGTACAAAACTCAAGTGGCGGTACTACTCGGATGATCATCAGAAAAATAGACGGCGAGAACGATTGGGATTTCGGACACGGACTTTCGGACTACTCGAAGGACGACGCGGCCATTGCGGAAAATATTCGCACGCGTCTTTTGTCGTGGGTGGGCGATTGTTTCTTTGCGGTGCAGGAAGGAATCGACTGGCGCCAGCGCCTTGATATCGGCCAGCAACAGGCGCTCAAAGATGAATTGCAAAGCTCGATCCTTCAATCCTTCGGCGTCGTCGCCGTGAACTCCGTCGAATTAGTTTTTGATGGCGTGACAAGGTTGGCGACAATCACTTACAATATACAGACGATTTTTAGTCCGGCATTCCAGACCGTGATCCAGCAATCCGCCGGCGTGGGAGCATGAAATGCCAAATGAATTAACAGCAAACGGTTTGACCGTAAAAACCAACACCGAGATCGTGACCGAACTCCAAGACGGAATGGCGGTCATCTATGGTGCCGACATCAACGTCGATCAGAACTCGCCCGACGGACAGCTCATCGGAATTTTCTCGCAGGCCGCCACCGATATCCTTGAACTCTTGCAGGTGGTTTATAATTCATTCACCGTCGAGAACGCATTCGGTGTAACGCTCGATCAGCGCGTGGCCTTGAACGGACTCGCACGTCGCCAGGGCACGCACACCATAACACCCGTCACCGTCACTACTGTGGGCGCCGTAAACCTCGTCGGTGTCGATGCGTTGGTGAACGATCCCGCAGCAATTGTTTTCACGGTCGCCGACGATGGCGGTGTTCTCTATCAGCTTTTGGAATCGGTCACCACAGTCAATGGTGCAAACATTCTTTCGTTTCAGGCCGCCGACATTGGCGTCATCGAACCGATTCAAAACACGATCACGAACATCGTCACGATCCAAGCGAACGTCACCTCCGTCAACAATCCGTCAGCAGCCGACTCGATTGGTGTGGCCGAAGAAACAGACGTTGAATTAAAAATCCGGCACGCGCAGAGTTTTTATTTGGCATCGACGGGACCGGCTGACGCCATCGAAGCGGCCTTGCTTTCTATTCCAGATGTGACCGACGCCTTCGTCGGAGAAAACGATACCGACTCAACGGCCAACGGAATTCCCGCATATTCGATTTGGTGCATTGTCAATGGCGGTACCGATGCCGAGGTGGGCACAGCGATCTACAACAAGAAAATGCCAGGGTGCGGAATGAAGGGAAGCGACACCTACGTTGTGGCGCGCCCGAATGGGACGAGCTTCACCGCAAAATTTGATCGAGCGTTGACGGAAAATCTCTACATCCAATTAACGTTCACCTCGAAGGTTCCTGGGATCACGTTCAATTCTGATTTCATCAAAGACGCTCTCGTCGAAGCTTTGGTGTACAAGCTCAATCAATCTCCGTCGATCGGCGACGTCATCATCGCCATGAACACGATTGAACCGCGCGGCGTCTGCAGTGCTGTGGGCGTGAACAATGCTGGCTCGGGTTATGTGGACGTGATTGCGCCATCGGACTATCAGCATTATTTTGTTTTGGCAGTAGGAAGGATTGACCTGACTCTCCCATGACGACGACCGAAGAACTCATCACATATTATTCCGATCTGTTGATCATGCAGTACAACAACAAGCCGCGCGCTATTGCGACGGTGCAGGCGTATGTATCAGAGGTGATCGCCGACCAAATTGTGCAGCAGGTGAGCGATGGTTTCGATTTGGCAACCGCCATTGGTCAACAGCTCACAATGCTTGGAACGTACCGCAATGCGCCCCGGATTATTTTCGGTCTCTCGCTCACCAAAAATTACTTCTTCATGCCACGTTACACCGACGTTGACCCAGAGGACGGATTCGGTTTCGCCCTCTATGACACCGATCCCGATCCGTCGTGGTATTTCATTCTCTATTCGGACGTCGACAATCCAATTTATAATCTTAGTGACAGTGACCTACGGACTCTGATAATGTACCTTGCGCAGGTAAATTCAGCGAACTATGGACTTGGGGAGCTTGACCAGATACTCTTTACTTATTTCGGCGTTTACCTGGAATTGACGGACAACGAGGACATGACGATCACGTACACGCACGACTCCGCTGATCCGAATAATTTGTTTTACATCGTCGAAAATTTGGGCGCTCTGCCACGACCCTCTGGCGTGACCGCGCTCATCGTCTAAGGAGAGAGAATGGCCAAGACAGTCACCAGGCAAAATTTGAAACTTTTCGGAGTGAACGGTAACTCCACCAATTTTGGTCAATTCGGATCTGTCGAAGCTGGCAGCCCTCTCAAAACAAAAAGCATTCCCACCATTCAAGCGCTCTCGGCGTGGCTCACAGGCTGGCAAGACGCCGTCGTCTCTGGCAACAAAGCTCCATTCCTCGAAGACATGAACTCGGCGATGTACGTCGCCTTCTACGAACTCTTTTATTTATTCCAAGAAGGGATCGCCGAATGGAACACGGACACCACCTATTTCATCGGTTCGATGTGCCGGAAAGAAAGCACAGGGGAAATTTGGATTTCTCGCATTGATAACAATCAGGGCAATGCGCTCCCCGTTGGTCAGACGCCTAACGGCAATTGGGATTTGGTCAGCCCCGTTCGATTCATTACGTTGCTCGGAACAATTCTCGACTCTCAGATCCAAGACAATTTTATTACCGACGCCAAGCTCATCGGCATGTCTTCATCCAAGCTCATCGGCCTAATCACCGCCGCACAAATCCAATCGCTGGCCGTCGGTCAACTCACCGGCATCCTTGGTGTGGCCAACGGTGGAACAGGCCGAGCGCGAAAGATCATGAACACCGTCAGCTATCCTGGCGATGGCACGGGTGCGCATATCGTGGCGCACGGACTCGATGTGGTGCCTGACCTGATCATGATTATTTATCAAGCGGGAGCGAATGGATTTTCTCCTGTACTCTGGGCACCGACGATGCAATCTGGATCAAACCGTCTGACGTCTGGCAACGTGATCAATAACGGAATTTTATCGGTTGACGCCACCAACGTGACGCTGGGGCCAAGCAATCTCGTCAACGCACTTTCTGCTGGCTACACCATGTTTTCATTTAAGGGACAGCAATAACTTAACGGAGGATTCTTCCAATGAAAAAATTCCTAATCATCGCGGCCGCTCTGTTCGCTTCTTCGCTGGCCTTCGCAGATGTCCCTGGTGGAAACAACACCTACACCGGCGACCTCATCAACACCGCTGTTTGCACCGACACCACGCCCGTTTTAAATCTGAATGCCAACAACATTGGTCCGCTTTCTTTCCAAACGATTTACTCGAGTGGAATTTTTTCAAACACCACGTTCACCGATGGGCGAGCCTCAACCGGTTCAATCACGGTGGCGAGCAATACGAACTTCACGATTCGAGCTGCGACCGATTCCATTACGGTGGCTTCCACCGCGAGCCTGGCCGCAACCAAAGCCAGCAACCGCATCACTATTGCGTCCAACACCGCACTCTCCGGCGCCGTGTTGACGATCAACGGTATCCAGCTCATTGAAGGCCGCGACTGGACAAAGACCGCCACATCCACGGGCACCGCTGTCGCTCTTAAAAATTTGCTTCTCAATTTTCCTGGTATCACGGCCTCGACGGCCTCAAACGTTGTATACACCACAGCCACCGCAGCGGGCGTTGGCGGGAACGCTTTCAGCATGACCTCCTCAACCCCTGCGGCCATGACGGTGCTGTCGGCCAATTTCACGGGCGGCAATGGAAACGCTTTGACGGGTGCCTATATCACCGTCAACGGAACCAAGTATTTGAACGGATACCTCTGGACATCTTTGGATGCGAACGGCGTTGATAACTCGACCATGACGGCGACCTCACTGGCATCGCTTTTGGGCAATATCAGCGGAATCTCGGCGCAGGCTGTCGGCAGCGTCGTCACCGCAACCGCCACCACCGCAGGTACCGCCGGCAACAGCTTCACGCTGTCGGCATCGACCTCCGCTTTGACGGTGGCCTCCGCAAACTTCACGGGTGGACGTGCGACCACGACCATCACCATCAACGGCACGGTTTTGACCAACGGCGTCGATTGGACGACAGGCGGCACCTCCTCGGCCACGGCCAAATCGATCTCGGATGCGATTGCGGCCAACAGCTCTTTGAATACCCTCATCGTGTCCACCTGGAACGCGTCTGCTGTGGTTACGGCGACGGCCTCGGTGTCAGGCACGGTCGGGAATTACGCCTGGTCGACCAACAACACGGGATCGCTGACGCTGACCAATTCGTCTTTGGTGGGCGGATCCAATGCGAGTTGGGTGGTCAATACGCCGACCATTACGATCACAGGGCACGGATATCCGCTTGGCCTTGGCGTTTTGTATTCGACAGGAACCATCTCCATCACGGGACTGACCAATCAAACGACCTATTACGTGATCCCTGTGGACGCCAACAACATCAAGCTGGCCTCCTCCAAATCAAACGCTGTCGCTGGCACGGCCATCACCCTTGCGTCATTGACCGCCAACGGCCAGCACACGTTCACGCTGGCGCCTTTGGCCGTCACGGGCAGCGCGTCGTGGAAATGGCAGGAATCGAATGACAACGCGAACTGGGCTGACCTCAGCGTGGCCACCGTTACCTTTTCAAGTCCGTTCACAAGCGCCTCGACGTTCTGGGATTTTGGAAGCATCAATCCGAATTACCTGCGCCTGAACATCGTGTCGCCGACGTCGGGTTGTGTGAATATCCGAGCAAAGGGCAACGGCAGATCACTCCAATAGGGGCGTTTCTATGATCAAAGCGGCCATGAAGAACCTCACCCTTGCTCTGGCCTTTGTTGGCTTGGCCGGAGCGTTTGCCCATGCGGGACCGATCGGGCCGCCGAACGGGCCGCCGTATGATCCAAGCACCGTCATCCTGAACAGCAGCACCACCGTTCAGAACAAAGCCTTCATCGTTCCCAAGGCCACGATTTCCACGATGACGGCGGTGACCATCAATGCGTCGGTGGTCAATATCGGCGGCGTACCCGTCAGCACCTCCGTCGTTTCGGGAACCTCCGTCTATCCAGCCACGGGCACGATCATTGCTTCCAAGGGCATCCAGGCAACCACCATGACGGTCACGGGTTTGATCAACGGGTCGTCCGTCACCATCACTGGCCTTTTCACGGGCGCCACAATCCATGGCTCGAGCGCGGTGATCACGGGAACCATCACTGGCTCAAATCTCACGGGCACCAATACTGGCGACGTTTCGATTGGTACGGGGAACGGGATCTCGATTGTCGGCCAGGTCATATCCATGGCGGCCGCCAGCACAGTCAGCACAGGGTCTTTGCGCGCGACCGATTTCAATACTTTCAACAACAAGCTTTCCCCCACAGGCAACGGCTCTGGCCTCCCGGGTATGACCAAAGATCAGGTCGGCCTCGATCAGGTGCAAAACGTAGATCAAACCGATGCGGACAATCTGACGTCTGGTACGGTAGGCACAGCACGCTTAGGCAGCGGGACGGCCTCGTCTGCGCG